CTAGTTGCTCATCCTGCGCCCGACGCCACCGGCAATGGCCGTGATCGCCATGGCAACCAGGGGTGCCACCTGCGTACTGATGTTGGCCGCCAAGACCACGACGACCAGGATTACGACCGTGACGAGTGCAGGTCGCAGATCGCACTCGACCGTCGTTGCTGCGTTTTCCATGACTTCCCCTTGCCAATTCGCGGACAGAAACCGGAGCGGCCACCCCGCGGCGAGCATGGCACGAAATGCCTTCGATTGCTTTGTTTGTAATGGTTGACAGCGTTAAGCAATATGACAGAAGTCGCATTCTGCCTTTGATTCGACCGTTTTCCCGGTGGCCAAGTTGCGCCGTCCATCGTCGGCATCACCCGGCGCCCTGATTCCGAAAGTTGCGGAGAGGCGGTGATGCCATGCCCTCACCGATCACCGACCGCGATGCCGTGCGTTCCCCGCACACTGCGGGCAAGTCCCGCAACGCCACCGCCCGCGAGCTGGGGCGCGCCGCTGCCACCGTCTCTGAGATCGCGAGCGAGCTGGGCCTGACGTTCGCCGACGGCGCCAACGCAGGGCGACGTGATCGAGACCGGTCTCGACCTGCTGATGGCCGATCTGTACGACGCACTCGACGAGACATGGTCCAGTTGGCTGCGCGACCAGGGCCCGCGAGCTTCGACGCTGACCGGGAGATCTGGCAGGCGCTGAACATCCGCCCACCGAGCAGGGAGCAGGTATCACCCTGTCGCGGTTCGCGATCAGAGTCGAGGAACACGCCCGCACGGCCGACACCATCGCGCAGCAGGCCGTGCGCTCCACCGGATACAGCGTCCAGTCGTTTGGCCTCGGCGACACCGCCGCCGTCACCGCAACCGAAGCCAACGCCAAGGAGCGGCGCAGCATGACCATCCGGGGCAAGAAGCCGGTACTGGCAGCCCGCGGTCGCCGACATGCTGCACGTACTGCTCCGGCTCGACCGGCAGTTCTTCACCCCGCCCCTGACCCCATGCAGGCCGGGCTCTCGCGGTGATCAACCCCGGGGTGCGGTACGGCCTTCCGACCATGCAAGGACGGCATCGCAGCACTGCCCGGCGACCCCTAGAGCCACCAACGCCCACACGGCGTGGGGCTGTTGCACCTGCCCGGTCGCAATGGCCGCCACGATTCCACCACCACAGATCGCACTCCACCTGACCGAGGGCCGCCGCACAGGCAAGACGAGGTATTTGCTCCCGCGCGCACCGCTGGGCATGTCACTTTCCAACTTGGCACCTACTAGGGGTTGTTGGGCTCTCGCTTTCCGAACTGCGCGCGCCCCTCATACTGACAGACACGCACCCTTCATTTCAAAGGCAAGACGAGCGACTTTACAATGAATCGTTGTAAAGTCCTCCCCGGACACCTTTAAATGCATCCTCAATTCCGTCATCCGCTAAAGAGAAATAGAGCCGAAGAGCGTCATCGCCTTCCACTCGCAAAACGCAATGACCCGGAGGAGTGGCGTACATCACGCAAGGGGCGAGGGGTGCCGATCCACCCACGCCGATGCCGAGCTGCGCCTGCTGGAGATCATGACGTTGCAGCTCGCCGACGGGGTCGACGCCCCCGGCCGGGTGGTCGCCAGCGCGGCGCAGGCGGTCGTCGACGCCCTCGCGTCCGCTGCGCAGTTGGAAATGTTCGACGCCGTGACCGAGGCGTACGACGTCGGATCACCAGCCGTGCTCGCCGAGCTCGGCGCCCTGTCGGATACCGACGCGCGCCGGGCGGTCGACGTCACCCCGAACACGAGGAGCATTGACGGGCTCACGGCCGAGACCGTGCACTCGTCACCGCCACGCACCGGGGGATTCTCCGGGCGGTCAAGGACGTGTACCGGCGTATGGTCGCCATCGTCTCCGGCACGCCGCTGGTCGGCATCGACACCCGTAGGCAGGCGACGCAGCGCTCCGTGCAGCAGTTCACCGACCGCGGCATCGGCTCGTTCACCGACAAGGCCGGCTGTACGTGGTCCATGACCACCTACGCCGAGATGGCCGTGCGCACGAGCACCGGGCGGGCCGCAGTCGAGGCACACGCCGACCGGCTGCGCGCCGCCGACCTCGACCTTGTTGCTGGGCGCCGGATCGTGGCCTACGACGCCGGCCGCGACATCTTCTACGTGAAGTCGGCTCTTCGGCACTCTACGATCAAGCTCACCGGAGCCACGTACACAGGCCTGTTCACCGAGCTGAGCCAGGAACTCGCCGACAAGTCCGCGAGCCTCGTCCCACGGAACCGGACTGGTGCCAAAGGGCACGCACCGGACACGCACGTGGGGCGGAACGGAACGGGGGGCCCGACCGAGAGTTCCCCGTCGAGCCCCCATCCGTGCAGGTCAGAGCAATTCTGACGCTGCTCTCAGCTGTAGACCGTGTGGGACTCGAACCCACAACCAATGGATTAAAAGTCTGCGGCGACTCCATCGCGCCCCGTTGTGTCGTGTTGCCCAATGGAGCCTCAGGGTGTCTAACGTGCAGGTCACCGGTATTTTGGTTCCACCTGAGACAGGGTGCTCGTCGTGTTCTGTTGTGCCGCGTAGGGTGCCGTTGCGTGGCCTTCGGGCCAGCAGCGGGCCAGCAAGAAGGGCCCCTCACCCGCAGGTGAGAGGCCCTTTCCGTCTACGTCAAGTCTACGCCGCAGTGGGGCCGTTGTCAGTGCTGTCCTCTACCGTGAAGCCAATCCCATCCGCGCTCGCTGGCTGCGATGCTGCGGGCCCCGGCGGCGGAACAGCGCCCGGCGCCGGGGCATCTGCACCCCCCTGTCGTGCGCGAGGAACGGCGGCGGCCGACTTCTCCGTCAGCTCGTCCTCGTACTCCTGGAACATCGCCATGTAGGTGTCGCTGGTGAGAACGATCGTGGAGTGCCGCAGCTTCACCTTCGCATCGTGCAAGTCGCCGCCGCCGGCCTTCACGAGCCCGGCAGCGCTGTGGCGGAGGTCCCGAAGGTTGATGGGCGGTAGGTCCGCGCGCTGGCGGAGCCGCCTGAACTCCTTGCTCAACACGTCTGGATGCAGCCACGATCCGTCTTCACCCGTAAGAATCTTGCCGGTGTCGACCCAGTCGGCCACGTCCTCACCCTTGGCCCGCCGTTTCCTCGCCTGGGCATTCCACGCCCCACGCTCGGCCTGCTGGCGTACGCGATGCTCCCGCAGGGCCCTCACGGTGCCACGGTCAATCTTCACTGAGTCCATGGAGGAATCCGTTTTCGGGGCTGTTTCAATCGGCGTCCATCCGTCTACGACGATCTCCTTGAGGACATCGATGTACGGCTGGCGCACGTCAAGGTGTACGTCCTCCCAGGCCGAACCGACCCCTTCACCGCGGCGAAGCCCGTGGTACGCGATCAGGTGGTACCCGATGTAGAGCCGGTGCCCCTCGGCCTCATCGAGGAATGCACCGACCTGCTCTGGCGTCCACACCATGACCCGGCTGGGGATCTCCCCCGTCTCCCGCCAGCGGGCCACGCGCTCAGCGGTCCACAGCAGGCCCTTGGGCCGCGCGCTCGACCCCAGTTCGACGTGACAGGCCGGGTTGAAAGTGATCAACCTGGAGGAGATCGCCTTGTTCAGAGCGGCGCGCAGTGTGCGCCGGATCGCGTGCCGCGTGGCTGGGGTGTTCGTCCTCCGGAACGGCGGCATGGCCGCCAGCTTCTCGCGCTCAGCCGCCAGCCGCGCCCGCTCGGAAGCGGGGGGCGCGCCAGGCCGTCCCCACTTACAGCGGGCCACCTGCTCACGGCGCGCCGCATTCTCGGCACGAATCACGTCCGACTCGTCAGCGATCGCATCGAACATCTCTTGGCAGTGATCGACGCTGAGCCGGTCGAGACGCAGGTGCCCGATGCGTGGCCGGAGGTGAACCTTGATGTGCGAGCGGTAGCTGTTGTTCGTGGTGGACCTGGTCTTCTTCCCGGCCATCCACTTGTCAAGCCACGCTCCTACGGTCATCTTGCCGTCGAGAGGGATACCGACCCCGAGGCGCCGAGAGACCTCGGCGGCCGCGGGGATCGGTGCCCGGTTCTTCATGACGTCGGCAAGCAGATCGCCGACGCGGCGCTGATCTTCAGGGTCGTCGCCTGGCAGGTCGAGGATCGCCTGGAGCCGGGAGAGGTCGGTCTGGGCGTCCGTGACAGTGGCGTAGCCGGTCCTGCGGAACGGTCGGCGCTTGCCGTTGGCGTCGAGCGGGAGTTCTTGGCGCAGTGCGATCGCGCCATGGCTCTTCTTCTTCAACTGCGGGCACTTGGTGCCCAGCAGCTTGCCGTCCGCACCGCGGCACTCACAGCGCTTCGTGATGCCTCCGGCCCGGCGCGACGACGGCATGAGCTACTCCTCGACCTGGTTCTCGGGGCCGTTGGTGGCAAGCAGCTGGCCCACTGCATCGGATACGTCGTGCGACATGAGCCCGGTCCTCACGAAGAGGACAAGCTCGCCGCCCTCAGGGGGTGTCGTCGCCATCCCCTCCGTCATCGTCGTGGCCTCCGTCCTCACCAGGATTCCAGCGGCCGGTGCCGATGAGGTGCTCCAGCACCTTATTGAGTTCCACCAGAAGCTCTTCGGACATGTGTCCGCGACGTACGGCCATGATCAGGCCCTGGTCGGTTTGGACCGGCAGGAGGACCTCTCCGTCCGGGAGTGCGTCGCTGAATTCCCACCAGGCTTTCGCGGGCTGACGCGTCATATCTCCCCCACTCCTCGCTCAGATGTTCGAACAAGTATGTGCACACCCGCCCCGCATGGATCTACGAGGCAGGCAGCCATGTTGACATCATCAGCCACGGAGCACTACTACCGGTACAGAGTTGTTACGGAGTGTAATCCTTTGGGGTGACATCTGCCGACGGCATAGTCATTCGCCTTCGGCAGGCACGATCGTGTCGAGGAAGGCCTGCAGCTGGGCACGCTGCTTCGGGGTCAGCCGCTCGGTCTTCCTCACGAACGCCCTCGCCTCGCCTGATGCGCTGTAAACGGGGTCCACTCCATGGAACTGCGCGCTAGCAGCATCCTGCAAGATCTCAAGGTCACACCCGCCGGCCTCGGCGAGCGCCCGCAATTCCGGCAGTTGAGGCGGCGTGACGGGCTCCCCCGACTCCAGTCTGTGGATCCATCCGGGCTTCACCGTGGTCTTGGTTAGAGGGTCGACCGCCCGCTCTGCAAAGCGGACGAGGGACAACCCGCTCTGCTGACGCAGCTCTCTGATCAGGTCGCGGAACTGAGTTCGCTGGTCGTCAGTAGGGGACGGGTCCTGTGCGGCCATGGGGGTCATGCTGCCACTCCTGGGACTGCGTTGACTGGTGATCGTTCAGGGACTGGAAGCGACCAGCGAGAAAGAGGGTGCTGGTCAGGCAACCCTAACTATTTAACTAGCTGAACGGATTGTTCAGTACACACCCCGTGCGCGCCAGGTCGCACGGGCGCTTTTCGCCATCCCTTTACGCGCCACCCGTTCAGGCTGCTGGACAGAACGTTCAGGCAGTGCAATGCTTCTCGCATTCAGATCGCTGAATGAAACATTTCGCGAGGTGAACGTGAGCACAACTACGCCTATGTACCGGCTGGTGAACGGCACCCTGCTGCGCACCCTCATGCAGCGCACGGGCACCGGTTCCCGCCTCACGGTGCGCGAGCTAGCCGCCGCTGCCGACGTCTCCGTCGGCACCGTCGGCTCGCTGCTCACCGGCGAACAGCAGAGCCTCCCCGAGGACAAGGCCAAGCGCGTATCCGCCGCGATCGGCGTTGACCTGCTGGTCCTCTGGATTCCTTGCGAGCGAGCAGGGCGCCATGCCGCTCTCAGCGCCGGACGACTGGCGGTGGCCGTATGACGACGCGGAAGCAGGCATTCACTCCCGACGAGGTGCTCGCGCTCCCCGCGATGCCGTCGGCCAAGCAGGCGTTCGCCGCGATGAACGTGTCGCAGGAGCTGGGCTACGCGCTCATCCGGAGCGGCGACTTTCCCCTTGAGGTCCTCCGCCTGGGCCACGCGTTCCGCGTACGCCGCAGCGACCTCATCGACTTCCTCGGCATCCGCGAGGACGAGGCGGCCCCCGCCGCCTGACCCACCCCTGGACGCGCCAGAGGGCCGCTCCGCTTGCAGGCCCGAGCGACCCCCGACACGGCGCCTCCACCCACCAGAGAAAGCAGAGGTCACCGTGACCGACATCATCCCAGACCAGCGCTCCGAGTTCATCGCCGGACTCCTCCAGTTCGCCGACTTCCTCGAGGCCACGCCGAGCGTGCCGTGCACCATCGACCAGCGGTTCCTGCTCCCCATGAGCACGAACACCGCCGTCGAGGAGTTCGCGGCTGCGCACGGCTTGGTCGTCGAGTACGACGACGCCGGAAACGCGAACGCCGACCTGCAGTTCGGGCCCATCACGTACCGCGCCTACGGCTACGTCGACTTCGACGCCCACTACGCCCGCAGGCAGGAAGAGCAGGCCCGCACATGGGCCGCCTCCCACGGCCTCGCACTGCGCCCCGCCGAGGGCGGTGCCGCGTGAACGCCCCGATGACACATGACCCGCTGGTCTTGATCACGCGGGACGGCGTGGTGTGGATGCGCCGCGCGATCACCCGCGACGGACTCGGCCTCTACGCGGTCACGGACTCCGTGAGCTGCCCTGAGTACGTGATGGCGACGCAGGCCGAACTCGCCGCGCGCGGGATCGCCAGGTCGGTGGCCGCCCTGCCGATGCCGGTGGGCGATGCGCCGACCGAACTGGGCTGCGACATCGCCGAGTTGCGGGCCGCGCTGCAGGACACCCTCGCCGCGCTCCGCACCGGACAGTCCGAGCGGGAAACGCTGCAGGCCCGCGTCACCGAGTTGGAGGGCCAGCACACCAGCGCCCGCACCGCCGATGAGGACCCGATCGCCTACGCCCTCACCCCGCAGGCCATCGACACGGCGGACCGACTCACCGACCCGCTGATCGTGGACCGTTTCGACGTCGCCATGGAGCCCGCCCCGGAGGACCCGCCCGTCCTCATCGTGGGCGCCACGGCGAGCGACGGGATGCCGGTCGCGCTGTTCTTCGACGTGGAGGACCGCGCCAAGGTCGCCTCCTGGCTCGCCCCGAAGAGCGACTCGTCCCGCGAGCGGCGCCTGAAGCAGCTGCCTGACGAGGAGGCCAACGAATGACGACGACCGTGCACGCCGGGACTTCGGTCCCGGCCGCCGAGGCCCAGCCCGGCACCTGGCAGGACGACGCGCTGTGTGCCCAGACCGACCCCGAGCTGTTCTTCCCCGAGAAGGGCGGCTCGACCCGCGAGGCGAAGCAGGTCTGCCTGGCCTGCGAAGTCCGCACCCAGTGCCTCGACTACGCGCTCGCCCACCCCCAGCTCGGCGGTGTCTGGGGCGGCCTCACCCACCGCCAACGCCGTCGGCTCCGCAGCCACGAGTAACCCGCACCGCCGCCCGCCGCCGCTGTCCTCTGCGGCGGCGGGCGGACCAACCCTCTCCACCCGTTCCGCGACAGAAAGGGCACCACCGTGGCGGACACCACCGGCACCAGCCCGAGCACCCGGCGCGTCGCCGCTCCGCGTGCCCGAGACACCCCGCCGTTCGACGGCGTGCTGTTCGTCGACATGGAAAACCTGCGCGCCAAGTACGAGTGCCTGAGGCCCAACTGCCCGCACCGCCTGGAGGGACCGATCCACAGCTGCGACCCCGTCCCTGGCCAAACGAAGCGATGGGTTGGTGCGGCCGGCGTGAAGGCCTTCATCGACAACGTCAAGAAGCGGCACCTGGCCCAGCACCACGGGGAGCAGCGTTGACCGACACGCAGACAGCCGACCTCCGGGCCGCCGCCCGCGAGCTGCACGACGCTGGCCTGTGCGTCCTGCCCATCAAGGCCGACGGCACGAAGAAGCCCGCCGTGGCCTGGCTCGACTACAAGGTTGAGCGCACCACGCCCGAGCAGCACGACGGCTGGTTCGGCGGAGACCGGCCCCGCGGCATCGCCGTGGTCTACGGCAAGGTCTCCAGCAACGTCGAGTTGATCGAGTTCGAGGGCCTCGCCATCCGCGAAGGCCTCCTGAACGAGGCCACCGAGATCATGGACGCTGCCGGGCCCGACATCGCCGAGGCGTGGCACTCGATCCTGAACGGCTGGGTGACCGAGTCCCCGTCCGGCGGCCGGCACTACCGCGTCCGCGTCGAGGGCGGCGACGTCCCTGGGAACACGAAGTTGGCGAGCCGACTCGCTCGCGAGGACGAGTACACCGAGGCAGACCGTCAACGGCTGCGCGAGCGACCCAACGCACGCATCGTCCGGGTGCTCATTGAGACCCGAGGCGAGGGTGGGTACGGGCTGGTCGAGCCGTCCAGCGGCACCGTCCACGCCACCGGGCGCCCATACGTCCGGCTGGCGGGCGGCCCTGGCACGATCCCCGCCCTGGACGCGAACACTATGGCCGCGATCCGTGACCACTGCCGGATGCTGGACCAGTTGCCGCAGCGGGAGGCCCCGCAAGCCGCACCGCGCCCGGCACAGCCCCGGCAGGACGGCACACTGCGGCCCGGCGACGACTTCGAGGATCGAGCCTCCTGGGAGGAGATCCTCCACGGCGAGTTCACCCCCGTCGTCGCACGCGGCCAGACCACGTATTGGCGGCGCGAGGGCAAGGCGAACGGCTTCTCTGCCACCACTGGACATGCGAATGATCGAGACAGGCTGTACGTGTTCAGCACCTCGACCGTGTTCGAGGCCGAGGTGCCCTACAGCAAGTTCGGCGCCTACGCCCTGCTGAACCACGGCGGCGACCACAAGGCCGCCGCACGAGAGCTTGCCCGTCAGGGCTACGGCACTCGCCGCCTCACTGCAGTCGGTGCCCCGAGCCCTGCACCGGCGCCTGCCCGCGAGCAGCAGGACGCCGACGAGGTGCCCGCCGCTGCTGACCACGAACAGCAGGAGCCGCAGGGCGACGACGACGGACGCGAGGGGTTCGACTACGCGGACGCGTTCGGCCTGCCCGCCGCCGTGCGCACGCCCTACGACTACCGCGTCACCGGCCGCGGAGTCGAGGTGCTCAGCGCGAGCGGCGAGAACTGGAACCGCGTCACCTACACACCGCTCGTCATCACGGCGACGTTCGAGGACCCCGAAGGCGACCAGTACGTAGAGCTGTCGTGGATCGACCGCAGCCTGGGGCGGCCCCGCCGAATCTCCCGCATCGTCTCCCGCGAGACCGCGAAGCGCGGCCGCAAGCTAATCGAGACCCTGGGCAGCGCCGGACTGCCGTGCGTTGAAGGCGACGCGCGGGCCGTCGAGAAATGGCTGGCCGAGTTCGAGGCCTCCAACGTGCATCGCATCCCGTCCGAGCAGCTCGCCCGCTGGCTCGGCTGGCAGGACGACGGCACGTTCGTCTCCTCCCCTGAGGACGGCATCAAGGTCGACACCGCGTTCGAGGAGCAGCGCGGCCCGGCCCGAGCACACGCCAGGAAAGGGACGCTGGAGGGCTGGCAGGACACCATCGCCTGCCTGGCCGACTTCCCGGTGCCGCGCGTCGCCATCGCGGCCGCGCTCGCCGCTCCGTTGCTCAAGCCGCTTGGCCTCAACTCCTTCACGCTGGACATCTCCAGCCGGTCGACCAAGGGCAAGACCACGGCGCTTCAGGTCGCGCTCAGTGCGTGGGCAGACCCGTCCGAGCACGCCTCCGCGATGAGCAACTGGCGCACCACGCTGTACGCGATCGAGAAGCGGCTGAACCTGGTCCGCGGGATCGTGACGGTCTTCGACGAGACGATGGCCGTCACGGACGACAGCCTCATCGATGAGGTGCTGTACCAGCTCCCGATGAACCACGGAAAGGCGAGGAGCGGGGGCGCGTTCGGGAACATGCTGCCCTGGGAGACCATCCTCCTGTCCTCTGGGGAGCGGCCGGCGCTCTCCTTCACGACCTCCCAGGGCGCGGCGGCCCGCATCCTCGGGACAACGATCGCGCCGTTCGGCGACGGGGGCGGCCCGGTCGCAGCTGCGGCCCGGGAGGGCGTACTTGCCCATCACGGGCACGCGGGGCCGGAGTTCATCCAGTACATCCTCAGCGGCCTCGCCCAGCCCAACGGCCGCGACAAGCTGAAGGAGCACCACCGCCGCCTGGTGGACGAGTTCCGCGGCGGCGGCGACATGACGAACCGGCGCGCGCCGATGGTCGCTGTTCTCGCCCTGGCCGAGGCGCTGGCGTGCGGCCGTGGGTTGCTGCCGTACGAGCCTCTCAGCCACGACGTGTGGCGCGGCCTGTTTACCGCCCACAACCCCACCGACAACCGCCCCGACATGGCGCTCGACGTCGTCAGGGAGTACGTGGCCGGGCACGCTCACGAGCTGTACAGCGCGACCCGGGCCGCGATGGGTGAACGGCCGCCTTTCTCCGGCTGGCTCGGCGTCCTGTCGTCCAAGGATGGCGTCACCGAGGTCGCGCTGCTGCCGGAGCGGGCCCGCAAGATCCTCGCCGAGGCGGGCTACTCGCTCGACGCCGTCGTCGGCAGCTGGATCGATGCCAACTACCTGAAGGTCCTGAAGAGCCAGCGGCCCCCGCACCTGGTGCCCCGTCGGTTCGACGGCGCCCGCGCGAAGTGCCTCGCCTTCACTCCCGAGGGCATGCCCTACGGCGACCAGGACGACGCCGCATGAGCACCGTGAGCCGGGTGGTACGCACGAGGTGCGTACCACCCGGCGCCCGACGAAACCCCAGTTCAGGCGGGTCACGAGTGCCGCCGCGGGGGCGGTACGCAGTCGCCCGGAAATGGCACCCCTCAGGCGTGGGCGTGCGTGCGCGCCTGCGTGCGGGCGTGCGCACACATCGACCCCTGTCTGTTTCTGCGTACCTGCGTACCACTGTCTCTAGAGAGAGACATAAGAGCAGGTCAGGGCCGCTTTTTGCCCGGTACGCAGCCGGTACGCAGCCGGTACGCAGCCGGTACGCACTGCGTACCGCTCCTCTCCTCTCTCCACCGAATTGAGGTGCTCCATGTCCTTCACGCCCCGCCCCTACCAGCTCGACGCCATCGAGGCTCTGCGCACGGGATGGGACAACGGGCAGACCCGCCTGGCCGTCGTGCTGCCAACCGGCGCAGGGAAGACTGTCGTCTTCTCGCACCTGGCCCATCAGATGCTCGACGGCCTCGGCGGCCGCCGAGTGCTCGTCATCGCGCACCGAGAGGAGCTGATCGAGCAGGCCGCTTCCAAGCTCTTGGCGGTCGACCCGATGCTGCGTGTCGGCATCGTCAAGGCGTCGCGGGACGACCACCACGACGCCGACGTGATCGTCGCCAGCGTCCAGACCCTGGCCGTGCAACGACGGCGCGAGGCCATCCGCGACATCGGCCTGATCATCGTGGACGAGTGCCACCACGCCGCCGCCCGCTCGTACATGGAGGTGCTCGCGCACTTCGGCGCCTGGGACGGCGTGCCCACCGCAGGCTTCACGGCGACGATGACGCGGACTGACGGTGGCCTGGCCGAGGTCTGGGAGGACGTCGTCTTCCGCCTCGACATCCTCGACATGATCAGCGACGGCTACCTGTGCGACGTCCGCGGCAAGAGCATCACCGTCGACACCCTCGACCTGAACAAGGTCAAGACGAGGGGCGGCGACCTGGTCGACGGGCAACTCGGCAAGGCGTTGGAAGACTCCGGTGCCCTGGACGCCGTCGCCAAGGCGTACGCCGACCACGCGAGCGACCGGCCCGGCGTCGTCTTCACTCCGACCGTGGCCACCGCACAGGCCGCCGCCGCCTCCCTTCGCGGGGTTGGCATCGCCGCCGCCCCGGTGTGGGGCGACATGGGCCGCGACGAGCGACGCGCCACCCTCGCCCGGTACGAGGCCGGCGACGTCCAGGTGCTCACCAACTGCATGGTGCTCACCGAGGGATTCGACGCGCCGCACACGTCGTGCGTCGTCGTCGCCCGGCCCACCAAGAGCCCCGGCCTGTACGTGCAGATGGTCGGCCGCGGCCTCCGGCCGGCGCCCGGGAAGCGGGACGCCCTGCTGCTCGACGTCATGGGCGCGGCGTCTCGTCACAAGCTCGCCTCCATGGTCGACCTGACCGCGAGGGAGGTCGGCGAGGCCGAGGAGGGCAAGAGCCTCCGGGAGGTCGCCGAGCAGCACGCGGCCGCGGAGAAGCGGCGGGCGCTGGCGGCACGGGTCGAGGTCGAGGAGATCAGCCTGTTCGGGGAGTCGGCGATCCGCTGGCTGCGCACCGAGAACGGCACCTGGTTCATCCGCCTGACGAGCGCGATGTTCCTGTTCCTGCTGCGGGACCCCGGGACGCGTCTGTACCGGATGCGTCGCTGGACGCAGGCAGACGGAGTGCACCCGCCCCGCGATGACGTGGCCCGGCCGCTGCCCGAGGCCCTGGCCTGGCTGGAGCAGCAGGCCAAGGTCCTGGCCCCGCAGGCATTCGTCGCCCGCGAGGCCCGGTGGCGCCGCAGCCACCCCACGGACAAGCAGGTCCGGCTGTGTCGGCGTCTCGGTATCGCAGTGCCGCGCGGGAGTACCGCGGGGGACGTCGCCGATCTCATCGACCAGGACCGCGTCGGACAGGTCCTCGGCCAGCTCATCCTTCCCGCCGCGTAGCGGTCCGGGCCTGTCGCTATCAGGCCCGGACCTCCACCCATCACACCACGGAGGAACCCATGAACGACCAACCCGCCCCCGCTGAGGGCCGCCAGGAGCAGCACGGCCAGAAGGAGGCCACCCGTGGCTGACTTCACGACCGAGACGGTGACCCGCACGATCCGCCGCTGGCGCGTCCCCGCCGTCGAACCGTGGGGTGCCGCAGCGGATGAGATTGGCAAGGCGTGGGCGGTCGCCGAACGGGCCTACCGGGAGCACCACGAGATCCCCGACGACCGGCCACTCCACGGTGACGCCCTGCGCTTCCACGTCACAGACGACGAGATCGTAATCAGCTTCGAGCACGAGGGGCCCCGAGCGTGAACCGCCGCTGCACGCGCGGGCACTTCATCCCCGCCACCGCCGAGACGAGCGTCTGCCGCTGCACGCTCACACCCCGCCGACGTCTACGCCGCAAGCACGTCCTCGGCGCCGACCTCTGGGGCCAGGGCCTCGCCGCCCGCCGCAAGTGCATCGCCGACATTCCACTGACCGGGAGGTACCTGTGACCCCGTCCGCCCGCATACTCCGCTGGCACTACCTCGTCGCCGCCGCTCTCGTCGGCCACTGCGCCGCCATCGCCACCCGCGATGGTCACTGGTGGTACGGCGTCGGCCTCTTCATCACCGGCCTCCTGCTCCTGGTCGCCCACGCCCGCGAGTGCGCGGCCGCCGACGAGCGCCGCGCGACCGCCGTACGAGCCGAGCGCGCCGCCCGGCTCCGCGCCCGCCAAGACGCGGCCGCCCTGGGCTGGGACGAGCTGGCGACCGCCTGCTGTCTGCGCGCCTGGGAGACCAGGGGCGCCGCCCACGACAAGCCCACCTGTGCGAGGAAGGAGCGGGCCGCATGAAGGGGACGCGGTACACCGCCGACACGATCACCGACAACGCTCTAGACGAGCTGTACCAGCGGGTGGCTCGTGCCGAGGAAGAGGCTGATGCTGCGGTCGCCGCAGCCGCTCGGCTCACCACCCTCGTGGGTCAACGATCTGAGCGTGCCGAGAGGGCCACCGAGAAGCAGCGCCGCCGCGCCGAGATTGCCGAGAGCGAGCTGCACACTCTCCGCTCTGGGCTCCGGGCGAACGGCGCTGACCCCACCAATATTCAGAACCTGTGGGCGCAGATCCGCCTCCGCAACAGGCAGTGGCACGCGGCCAAGCGGGAGTGCGATCAGAACGCAGCCGCCATCGAGCGGGCCCGGGCCCTCGCGACGCGGTGGGCCGTTCTCCGTACGCACGGTAGCGCCGCCGCCGAACTCCGCGCCGCCCTCGACGAACGCAAGGAGCAGAGCGCGCCGTGAACGTCTGCGAGCTGTGCGGCGACGAGGCCAGCGGCTACCTGTGCGCCCGCCACCGGGAGCAGCTGGCCGCGCGCCTGGCCGAGCTGCCCACCCTGTACGCGGAGGTCAGCGAGTGCCTGGTGCCTCGCCGGTCCGGGTGGGGCGAGATCGTCGCCACCCGGGGCGCGGCGGGCCCCCGCTCCCCGATCGACGAGGACGTCCTGGACACCGTCACCTGGGGCCGCGCCGCCGAGGTAGTGCATCTGTGGCGTGTGGATGTGCAGCGGGAGCGGTGGCCTCACCACGGGCCGCCGCCCGCGGCCGAGTTGGGCGCGGACTGTCGGTGGCTGGCCATGGAGCTGGAGTGGATCGTCGACCACTACCCAGCCGCCGGTGACCTGGCCCGCGAGATCAGCGACCTGGAGGGCACCGCGCGGTCGATCGTCGGCGACCCGGCCCCGCGGCGGCAACGCCTGGGCACGTGCGTGGCGATGACGGAGGCCGGCGTGTGTGGCGCGGTGATCAGCCGCCTGCCGGGCGAGACCCGGCTGAAGTGCCGGTGGTGCGACAGCGTGTACGAGGGCGGGGCCGCCCTCCTCGCTTTCGCTCATTTCCAGCCCGACGAGGCGGCGTGAAGACCTTGCATCCAACACCCCTGTTGGATATGGTCGACGCGATGGAACCGAAGCCCTGGCGGGAACGGATCGCCGACGAAGACGAGCTGTTGGAGCAGCTCAACAGACTCGCGTCCGAATCTGCCGCACGACGAGCCCAAGCTCTGCGCGACGGCGTCGAAGAACTCGGCTCGATCGCCGAAGTCGCCCGCGACCTCGGCAAGAGCTGGCAGGCCATCGACCAGGCGCTCAGGAGAGATCAGCGCAAGCAAGCGTCCGCCGAGGGCGCCACCACAACCGAATAGACAGCGAGGGCCGGACAGCAGCTCTGGGTGTTGGAGCACCCAGGCGCGCGCACCGCCCGACCCTCTCACCGAACATCCTGACCTAACCAGGAGTCGGCATGACCGATCATTCCACGCGCCCACCTGCGCGCGAACACCCCTACCCGGACGACCTCGCCGCCGCTCTGCGCGCCGACGCCACCGAACTGCTCGCCGCCATCGCCGACAAGCTCGCCGGCCACCGGCCTGACGACCGGATGCTCGAGGACACGCGGCTGGCGCTCGCCTGCACGTACGCCACCCGCCGCCGCGGCTTCTCCGAGCCCGCCGACCAGCTGGAGCGCATGCTGCTCGCCCGCATGCCCCGCGTGGAGCGGGACATCACCCGCGGCGAATACGCGCTGATCCTCCGCCGCGCGGCCGAGGGCGAGCAGCTGCAGGACGGGGGCCAGTGATGGGACTCCGTGACCGCCTCGCCGCCCGCCAGCGCCACACGCAGCTGCTCGCCGCCGCCAACAGGACCATCCACACGCAGCTGCTGCACGGCAACACACTGCGCCCCGAGCCCGCCACCATGGTCGCCCTATCCTTCGCGATGTTCGCGATCCGTCTGGACGCGGCCGAGGCCCGCGACTACCTGAACGCCGCCCTTGCGGAGCGCGGTTACCCCCTCCTGAACGAGGGAGGCGATCAGTGACCGCCACGACCCGTGAACTGACCAGGGGCCAGCAGGTCGTCCTCGGCGCCGCCGCGGCCGTCATGGTCGCCGTGGGCGTGGTCGGCGCTGTCGGTACCTACTCCAACGCCCTCGAGGAGTTCCACCGCGAAGCCACCGCTGCCGGTGTTGTCGCCGCCGGGGAGGGCCTCACCCTCATCCTGGCGTTGTCCATGCTCGGGCTGACCCTTCTCGGCCAGTCGGCGCCCGCGTGGGTCCGTGTCGGCCTGTGGCTCGCCCCGCTCGCCGCCTGCGGCACCGGCCTCGCTCTCGCCGACACCCTCACCGAGGCCGCCGTCTACGGCGCCACCCCGCTCGGCATGAGCGGCGCCGCCGAAGGCCTCGGCCTGATCGCCCGCCGCGTCGTCATCTACACCACCGGCGTCGACGCGGAGGCGCAGCGCCGCACCGCGAACGCCGTGCAGCAGCTCGCGTACCACCAGGCCGCCGCGGAGCGGCACCCCGACCCGGACGTGCAGCAGGCGTCGCTACGGACGGCGTGGAAGCTCGCGCGCCGCGTCGGCGTCGGTGACCACGTCCTGGGCGCCGCCCTCGTGGAGGTGCAGCGTGGCCGCATCACCAGCGGCGCGGACACGGCCCTCGCCGCGATGTACAGCGCAGCCGAGGCTCCGGCCAAGCCCCGCAAGGCCAGCGCGATCGACGTGCTGCGCGAGCGCTTCGCGACGATGAACCCGCAGGACGCGATCCGGCTCGCCGCTGATGCACTACCTGATGCGCCCCCTGCCGAACTGGCCACCCTGCTCGGCACCTACGGGGTGGCCGTGGACGCCGTCGCGGTCGCCCTGACCCTCGGGCAGCAGCCCCCCGAGTACGAAGTGCATCGACCTGATGCAGCCGCGCATCAGCAGGTCAGCGCCCTGGAGCCCGTGAATCTGCAAGGCGCGGTCGAAGAGGCGGCAGCCATCCTCGGGCCTGATGCGAAGGCCAAGCAGATCGCCGAGCATCTGGAGCGCAGCCGCCGCCTCCTGGTCGACGAACCGTACATCCGCGCCGCCCTCTCCCGCGCCGCGAAGAAGCAGCCCGGCGAGGCCCCGGCCAAGCCGATGGAGGGTGGATACGCATGATGCGCTACCTGTTCGGGGCGCTCCTCTCGCTCCTCGTCACCTTCCCCTCGCTCCTCCCGGCCCTCGCCGTCATCGGCTCCCAGCCCCCGGTCCTCGCCTTCGCCGCCGGCGCCCTCCTGTGGCCGCGCATCAACCGCCGCATCAGGGGGTGGACGTCGTGAACGAGCCCGTCCGTCAGCAGCAGATCGGCTACGACCTCGCCGGGAACCCCATGTACGCGGCGCCCGCCCAGCACGGCCCGGCCCCTGTGGTGCAGCAGACCACGCAGCCCTTGCCGGACCTCAAGGCGCACCCGTGGGGTGCCTACGCGGCGGCCGGATGCTTCGGCCTGCTCGCGCTGATCGTCATCGTCGTCCTGGTGATGTTCGTCGTGTTCGGCTTCGCGATCCTCGCCGCCGTCCTCGGCCTGGTCGTCGTCTGCCTGACGATCTGCGTCCTCGTACTGCGCGGCATGTGGCGCGACCACCAGAAGGGCCGCTGACCCGCCCTTCCGTCCTCCGTCAGGTGAGGGATCTTCCTCACCTGCGGGGGTGCGGTGGGGCCGGACAGCCCGGCCTCCGAGAGGAGCACCCCATGGCCAAGCGACGCGCCGAGAAGAAGACCGACCCGAACGACGAGCAGGAGCTGACGCTCGCTTTCGACGCGGCGACCGGTCTCATGCTCGCGATCACCGTCGAACCCCGCACCACTCCGATCCCCGAGAAGCCGTCTCGCCGCGGCAAGAAGAACCGATGAGCAAGGCGAAGCAGACCCCTTCGGGTGAGTGCCCGCAGTGCTGGGAGCACGCCTACGACAAGCGCATCCACCGCCGTCTGAAGCCGCGCGAGGACTGCCTGCCGTGCCTGGACCACCTGCACAACGGCTGCCCCGATTTCAACCGCAAGTGATCACCCAGGACCAGGAGAGGACCCCTATGACCACCCGCGCTGAATACCTCGACCTTGCCCGGCAGTACGCCCGGGAGGCCGCCCACCTGGCGACGTCGGCCAAGGAGAAGACCCAGCAGCCCACCGAGCACCACAAGGTCGCCAACATCGCCGCCGTCGGCGCCCTGCACGCCGACATCGCCCGCACCTACGCCGCGATCGCCCAGGCCACCCCCACCGGCCCCGACCAGGAGAAGTGACCGTGGCAGAAAAGCCCAGCGCCTACGAGTACGCCCGCCTCTGCGGCATCAACGTCATGGCCGTCATCCGCGGCGATCTCACCGACCGTCAGAAGCGCGCCCTGGAGAGGCTCGAAAAGCGCGCCGCGAAGCGCGAGGCCGGCAAGTAGCTACACCCCGGGGACGGCGCACCACGACCAAGAAGTAGAGCCGTCCCCGGGCCCCGGACCGCCCAACAGAACGACCGGAAGGCCAGCATGACCGACATCCTGATCAAGCCGCTAGAGGACGCCCAGGACGCACCCGAGGACTCCCCGGACGCCACTGGCGAAGTGGAGGCGGTAGACCGTCCGGACAACCCGCTCGCCGACTGGCTCACCGTCCCCGACGTGCCGATCCTTCCCGTCTGGGCACGCAACTGGGCATCTCTGCGCGCCAACACCGGAGCCTTCGCCAAGGTCACCTGGTGGCACAGCCGCTACCACGCCCTGCGCAGCCCCAAGTACGCCGTAAAGATCGTCGGCTACTCCGCGCGCGGCGCCTTCCGGGGCGGACGCCGCCTGTGGCCCGTCCTCGCCACGCAGGACCACACGCGCGCCATCAAGGCCCTGCGCGCCCAGGCCAAGGCCAAGCCCGAGGACACCGTCCTCGCCGCCCAAGCCGTCCTCGCGCACCGGGAGCGGACCGTGGCCCGCCGCTGGCGCTGGGGCACCGCTCTCACCCTCGCCACCGCCGCGGCCGTCGCCCTCAACTACGCGTCTCTGGGCCTGCAGTTCGCCGCTGGGTGCCTGATGTGCGGCGGCCTCACCGCTATCGGCTGGTCCGACGAGGCGCAGATCCTCGACCACGGCACGCCGCCCCTGCGCATCGCCATGGACTCCCAGCAGCTCAACGACGCCCTGCGCGCCACCGGCCTGCTCAAGCAGGGCAAGGGTGACGACGAAGGCCCCAAGGTCAACTGCATCATGGGCCCGCTGCGGGACGGCAACGGCTGGGCGGTCGTCTTCGACCTGCCCCGCGGCGGCGGGAAGAAGGCCCCCGACGTCCTCGCCAAGCGCGTCGACCTCGCCGCCGAACTCGGCGTCGACGAGATCCAGGTCATCATGAGCCGCGTCCGGGCCGCCCACGGCGGCAACGCGGGACGCGTCTCCATGTGGGTCGCCGACGACGACCCCTACCTCGCCCCGCCCACCACCTCGCCGCTCGAAGCCCTCGACAGCTTCTCGATCTGGGACGCCATCCCGTTCGGCCAGGACGCCCGCGGCAACCGCGTCTCCATCCCCATTGTGTGGCAGTCGATGTTCTTCGGAGGCCTGCCCCGGCGCGGCAAGACGTTCTCCCAGCGCCTGCTCACCGCGGCAGGCTTGCTTGACCCTTACGTGCGGCACTACGTGGCCGACTTCAAGGGAGGACAGGACTGGATCCAGATGCGGCAGGTCGCCCACCGGCTCGTTCTGGGTGCCGAAGAGGACGCCATCGAAGCGTTCAAGGCCCTGCTTAAGGAACTGCTCGCCGAGATGGAACGCCGCTTCGCCCTGCTGCGCGGCCTGCCCACATCCATCTGCCCCGAAGGCAAGCTGACCCCCGAGATCGTCAAGCGTTACAACATGCCGTTCATCCTGTTCACGGTCGACGAACTGCAGGAAGCGTTCCTCGCCGTCGACGACCAGGAACGCGAGGAGATCATCAACGACATGGCGCGCATCGCCCGCCGAGGCCCCGCAGCCGGCTTCATCTCCAACTACGCGTCCCAGCGCCCCGACGCCAAGTCCGTGCCCACCAAGCTCCGCGAGATCATCACCATCCGCTACAGCACACAGGTCACCGACCAGACGTCCTCCGACATGGTCCTTGGCAAGGGCAAGGCAGCCCAAGGCGCGGACGCGTCCGTCCTGTCCGAAGAGCACAAGGGCGTCGGCGTCCTCGTCACCGGGCCGGCCAGCTTCGTGACCGTCAAGGCCGACATGCTGGAGACCGCCGGCTTCAACGCCATGTGCGCCAAGGGCCGCGCCCTGCGCGAGCAGGCCGGAACGCTCACCGGAGATGCCGCCAACGACCCCAGCGCTATCGCCGAAGCCTCCGGCGTCACCGTGAGCCCCGTCCTGTCCGACTGCCTGTCCGTCATGCGCCACAGCGTCAAGATGCACACCGCCGACATCCTCGTCCGCCTGGAGAACCTCGATGAGGACTACGGCGACTGGGACGCCGAGCGCCTCGCCAAGGAGCTCGACGACGCGGGGGTGAAGCGCACCACCAAGCAGGTCAACATCGGCGGAAAGAACCTCGCCGGATACCGGCGGGAAGACCTTGAGGCGGCCATGCCCGCCGAGCTCCTCAACACCCGGTAGAGGGGGACCCTCTACGAACCCCTCTACAAGCCCCCCTCCGAAACCCCGCTACCCAGCGAGTGGATCTAGAGGGGGGTCTCTACTGCCGTAGACCCCCCTGTAGTGGCCCCCCACCTGCAACGTAGTGGGTGTAGAGGGGGTACAGGATCACCCCCGCCAGGCCGTCTAGGCGGCACTATGGGGCGCATGGAGCCACAGTTCATCCGGCCCGGCCACCTCACCGCCGAGCAGACCCGTCAGGTCCTCGGCGTCAGTGCCGGCGCCCTCCGCAACCTCGTCTACCGAGGCCGCCTGACCCGCTCGGGCGGCACCGAGCGGCACCCGTACTACGCCGTCCCCGACGTCGCCGCCCTCGCCCAAGCACGCCAACAGCGCGCCGTTGCTTGACTGCAGGTCAGGCCCTGTGTGACGATCCCGGTGAACACTTGTGTCCTCAAACGGGCACCACAGACGCACGCGAAGCCCCGGCTAGGACACCCAGCCGGGGCTTCGTCGTGTTCCAGCGCGGATGGAGACGACCATGCTGGCCTACCCCGTGCACGACGTGAGCGTGATCCCCGAGAAGCAGGAACTCCCGCCGCAGGACGGATGGCGCTGCTGGGCACTGACGGGCAAGTCCCGCCTCGAGTGCAGCTGCGGGCACGCCGAGGGGCCGATGCTCAACCGAGTGGCTCCGCTCATGGCCAAGCTGCACGTCCTCAGTGGCGCGTAAGGCGCTCCAGGTCTGCCCCACGCCCGGATGTCCCACGCTCACCCCTGGAGGGCGCTGCGAGGCGTGCCAGGGCAAGGCCAGAGCCGCACGCCCAAGCCCCACCAGCAAGGGCTATGACGGGCGTTGGCGAGGGCTCGCTGTCGCCTACCTGCGTACACATCCGTACTGCGAGTGCGAGGAGTGCGAGCAGCTGCCCGTACTGCTCAGGCCCAGGGCCACCGAGGTCAACCACCGTGACGGACTCGGACCTCTGGGCCCACGTGGTCGCGACTGGGACAACCTCCAGGCCATGACCAAGGCTCATCACTCACGCGAGACAGCGAAGCATCAGCCGGGCGGATGGAACGACAGAGAGTTTTAGCTCTCTGACCTGCGGAAACGTTCGAAATGATCTCAGAATTTGGATCATTTGAAATCGATCAAAAAGATCAAGATTTTGAGATCACTTTGAGTGATCAGGACCCCGGGGGGTGACCCCTTTGGGCCAGGGGGTCCCGAACGCCGGGGAGGGCTCTCGGGGGTCCGTCAGGTTCAAAGGGTCGTGTCCGTCACGCAAGGTGACGGCGGTCGGTGCTGCGCAACGCAGCGGCGAGGAGTGATCGTTATGCCCCGTGGGGGAGCCCGTGTTGTCTCCGGTCCGCCGCCGGACCCGAACGCGCTGCGCCGTAACCGGCCCTCGGACAAGGCGGGGTGGACGACACTGCCCGCCGAGGGGCGCCAGGGTGAGGCGCCGGCCTTCCCGCTGCAGCTGATGACGCCGCGCGAGGACGAGCTGTGGGCCGAACTGTGGTCGCGTCCGCAGGCCGTGGCGTGGGAGGAGGCGGCCCAGGAGTACGAGGTGGCGCTGTTCGTGCGCACGCTCGCCCTGGTCGAGCAGCCCGAGGCCAAGACGGACTTGCAGCGCGTGGTGCGCGGCTACCTCGACAGCCTCGGTCTGTCCGTTCAGGGCATGCTCCGCAACCGGTGGAGGATCGCCCCGGGTGACGAGGTCGAGGAGACGGCGGCCCCGGCCGCTGAGGTGCCGCGTCGCCGTAGCGCGCGCGACCGGCTCAAGGTCGTGCCCCGTGACGAAGGCGCCTGACCCCGGCTTCGTCGTCGACTTCCCCACCCTGTGGATCGTGCCCGACTGGATCGAACGGCACTGTCCCGTACCCGACGGATTCCGCGCGGGCGAGGACATGGAGCTGTACCCGTGGCAGCTGTGGTGCACCGTCAATCACTACCGCGTGAAGCCGACGGCCAGGTTCGGCCAGCTGGCGCCCGCGTTCCACTACCGGCGCTCGCAGGTGGTGGCGCCGCAGAAGACCGGCAAGGGCCCGTGGTCGGCGACCATCGTCCTGGCCGAAGCCGCGGGCCCGGTCGTGTTCAACGGCTGGGCTCGCGGCGGCGAACGCTACCGGTGTCAGGACCACGGCTGTTCGTGCGGCTGGTGGTACGAGTACGAGCCGGGCGAGCCCATGGGCACGCCGTGGCCGACTCCGCTGATCCAGCTCATGGCGACGTCCGAGTCCCAGGTCGACAACATCTACCGGCCGCTGCAGTCGATGGTGCGCAAGGGCCCGCTCAAGGAGCAGATGCGGGCGGGTGAGGAGTTCACCCGGGTCGGCGAGGACGGGAAGATCGAGACGGTCACGTCGTCCGCTCTGTCCCGGCTCGGCAACCCGATCATCTTCGCCATGCAGGACGAGTCCGGCCTGTACACGGCGGTGAACAAGCTGCGGAAGGCGGCCGAGACGCAGCGCCGCGGCGCGGCCGGCATGGGTGGCCGCTCGATGGAGACGACCAACGGGTGGGACCCGTCCGAGGAGTCCGTGGCACAGACGACGTCCCAGGCCAAGGTCAAGGACATCTTCAAGTACCACCCGGAGGCGCCCAGGACGTTGTCCTACGCCAACAAGCGGGACCGCCGGAAGATCCACACGATCGTCTACGCCGGATCGGACCACGTTGACCTCGACGCCATCGAGGCCGAGGCCGCCGAGATCATGGAGAAGGACCCGGCGCAGGCCGAGCGGTTCTTCGGCAACCGGTGCGTCGCGGGCAGCGCGGGCTGGCTGGACGGACAGAAGTGGGCGGCCAAGGCCAAGCCCCGGCGCGTGCGCGCGTACACGCGGATCGTGCTCGGGTTCGACGGCTCGGACATGGACGACTGGACCGCGATCCGCGCCGAGACCATGGACGGCTACCAGTTCACCCCGCTGTACGGAGCGAACGACGAGCCGACCATCTGGAACCCCGCCGACTACGGCGGCCAGGTCCCGCGCGCGGAGGTGCGCGCGGCCATGGACCAGCTGATGAACCGCTACGACGTGGTTCGCCTGTACGCCGACCCGCCGTACTGGGACACCGAGGTCGATGAGTGGGTGGACCTGTACGGCGAGGAGCGCGTCATCCGCTGGTACACGCGCCGCATGGTGCAGATGCACGCGGCCGCCGAGCGACTGAAGACCGACGTGGTCAAGCGGAACACCGCCGAGGGTGCGCGCGCGGCGAGCTTCACCCACGACGGCTGCGAGCTGACCGAGGCACACGTGGCCAACACGCGCATGGCCGAGCGCCCGTCCGGCCTGTACGTGCTGCGCAAGGCCAGCCCCGCCCAGAAGATCGACGCCTGCGTGGCGTCCGTGCTCGCGCACGAGGCGCTCGGCGACGTCATCGCGGCAGGCCTGGCAGAGCAGGAAGTGTCCTACTACTACGGCGGATGAGGAGGTCTCCATGGCCACTCTGGCCGAAGCCGTGGAGCTGGTCGCTCTGCTGGAAAGCGAGTTGACCCGCCGCCGCGGGGAGATCGACCGGCACAACGACTACTACCGCGGCAAGCACCCGCTGAAGTTCGCCAGCCAGGAGTTCGCCAAGTTCCACGGCGAGCGGTACCGCGACTTCAGCGACAACTGGGTGCAGATCGTGGGGGACTCGCCGATCGAGCGGATGGCGGTCACCGGCTTCAAGGCCGCCGGCGAACTGGAGGCGGACAAGGACCTGTGGGAGGTCTGGCAGGTCAACGGCCTCGATGCCGACAGCCAGCTGGGTTTCCTCGGCTCCGTGCTGTCCGCCCGCTGCTTCGTGCTGGTGTGGGGTGACCCCGACGACCCCGACATGCCCGTGGTCACGTTCGAGGACGCGGGGCAATGCATCGTCGCCTACGAGCCCGGCTCACGGCGTCACCGCCGGGCAGCCCTGAAGCGCTGGCAGGACGGCAACGCCGACTTCGCCACCCTCTACCTGCCGCATGAGGTGTGGAAGTTCTCCCGGCCCCTGGCCCGTCAGGACAAGTCCCCGCAGATGGCGGACGTGGACGAGGCGATGAAGCTGTGGGTGCCGCCCGGCGAGGAGCGGCGCCGCAGCCTCTGGGAGCCGCGTGAGCTGGCTGACGAGCCGAATCCCCAGCCGAACCCGATGGGCGTGGTGCCGATGGTGGAGCTGCCCAACAAGCCGATGCTGGTGGACGAGCCCATCAGCGACGTGGCCGGGGTCGTGGCAATGCAGGACGCGATCAACCTGCTGTGGGCGCAACTGTTCACGGCGAGCGACTACGCGTCCTTCCCGCAGCGCGTCATCATGGGTGCCGAGCGGCCGATGATTCCCAAGCTGAACGCGGCCGGGGAGATCATCGGCAAGCAGCCCGTAGACCTGGACAAGTTCCAGGTGGACCGGGTCGCGTGGATCACCGGCAAGGACGCGCGGATCGCTGAGTGGGCGGCCGCCAACCTGGCGATGTACACCGGGATCATCGAGGTCGCGGTCGGCCACCTCGCCGCCCAGACGAGGACCCCCCAGCACTACCTGATCGGCAAGATGGCCAACCTGGCCGAGGGCGCGCTGCTCGCCGCGGAGACCGGCCTCGTGAAGCGGGTCGACGAGAAGAAGCTGTGGTCCGGCCAGGGGCTGCGGGAGGTCGCCCGCCTGATCGCGCTGGCGCGCGGCGAGGAGGCCAAGGCCAAGGCGATGCGCGCCGGATCGGTGCTGTGGGCGGACTCTGAATCGCGCTCGCACGCCCAGCTCGCGGACGCCCTCGTCAAGCTCAAGGACATCGGCTTCCCGTTCCAGTGGCTCGCGCTGCGCTACGGGCTCACCCCCACCGAGGTCGCCGACCTGGTGGCGATGCGCGAGCGCGAAGCGGAGATGGACCCGGTGGCGGCGGCCTCGCGGATGCTGGGTCAGCAGGCCCCGCCCGGCGAGGACGATGAGGAGCCGCCCGAGGCTGACGAGGCGGACGTGGCAGCGTTCGCGGGGGCGCGGCCGTGACGGTGCCGGCCTCCGCGCAGGCCCACCAGGCTGAGCGGGCGCAACTGGCCGCGGCGACCGCGCTGGCGGTGCGCGCGGTGTGGCAGGGCGTGGACCCCGAGCAGCTGGAAACGTCCTGGGCCGCGCGGGCGCCGCTGGCCGCCGAACTGATCGGGCGCGGCCAGCTGACGGCCGCGGCCTCGGCCGAGCCCTGGCTGGTGGCCGAACTCGGCGAGGGCGAAGGCTCCGTGGCGCCGCTGGCGGCCGCGGCCGCCACGGGCGACCTGGCGCCGGTCCTGCTCGCGCCGCTGCTCGTCTCGCTGAACCGGATCCGGCGCGGCTTCGCCCGCACCCTGTCGATCCTGTCCGGCGCCGCACTGCTGGAGATGGTGACCCGCACGCTGATCGCGGACGCGGGGCGGATCGCCGACATGGCGGGGATGATCGCCCGCCCGCGCGTGGTGTCCTACGTGCGCGTGGTGGAGGCGCCCGCCTGCGCGCGCTGCATCGTCCTGGCCGGGCGCGAGTACTCGTTTGCCGAAGGGTTCCTGCGGCATCCGCGCTGCGACTGCACGATGGCCGCCCGGCGGCCGGGCGACACCTGGGTGCCTGACCTGCCCGAGGACCTGGCCGCGCAGATGACCGAGGTGCAGCTGCAGAAGGCCTTCGGCCAGGACGCCGCAGCCGCCATCGCCGACGGCGCGGACATCGCGCAGGTGGTCAACGCCCGGCGCGGCATGAGCACCGGCACGTACTACGGGCGCCGCGTGCGCACCACCTCCGAGGGCACCACGCGGCGCGGCCTGTACGGGCGTCAGCGCGCGCAGTTCGCCAAGGCCGCAGGGGTCCGCTTCGGCGAGGTCACCGGCGGCCGCGCGCGTGCGGTCTCCCCGCGGCTGATGCCCGAAGAGATCTACCGGCTGGCCGACGGCGACCGGGCGCACGCGATCCGGCTGCTGAGGAAGAACGGCTACATCGTCTGACCGCGCGCAACGCGCGACCCCTCACCCGCAACGGGAGTTCACCATGCCTGCATCCCTGCCCCTTCACCCGCTCACCGGCGCCCGCGCGCTGGGCTGGCGCAAGGCCCGCCCCGGCGAGGACGGGAGCGAGCTGTACCCGATCTGGCCCGTCCTCGGCGGCGCCGAGGACGACGACCAGGACGAGGACACCAAGAACGACGACGAGCCGGACGCGGGCGACGAAGACGGCGATGACGGTGAGGGCCCGGACGACGACGCCGACGGTAGCGACGACGATGGCGACCCCGAGGGCGCCGACAAGCTCGGCGACCCCGGCAAGCGCGCACTGGCCTCGATGAAGGGCAAGTGGCGCAGCGAGCGCGACAAGCGGCGCGCCCTGGAACAGCAGCTCGCCGACAAAGGCAGCACCGGCGACAACGACGCAATCCAGAAGGCGACCGCGGCCGCAACCGCCGCGGCCAACGCGCGCATCCTGCGGGCCGAGGTCCGCGCAGCGGCCAAGGGCCGCCTGAACGACCCCAAGGACGCTCTGACCTTCCTCGACCTCTCGGCATTCGAGGTGGACGAAGACGGCCAGATCGACGAGGACGAGATCGTCGACGCGATCGAGGACCTCATCAAGAACAAGCCCTACCTGGCAGCCGCAACGGCCAAGAGGTTCCAGGGCACTGGCGACGGCGGAGCGGCGCGCAAGGCGTCCCGGCCCAAGCAGCTCACCCAGAGCGACCTCAAGAAGATGACCCCGCAGCAGATCGTCAAGGCCCAGGACGACGGGCGCCTGGATGACCTGCTCGGGGCTGGCTGACAGGAGAACACCCATGTCCATCCGCCGTTTCGTGCCCGAGGTCTGGTCGGCACGCCTGCTCGTGGCCTGGCGCAAGGAGCTGGTCTACGCCGGTCCGACCGTCGTGAACCGCGACTACGAGGGCGAGATCTCCGAGGCAGGCGACACCGTCCGCATCACCTCCATCTCGCGGCCGACGATCGGCACCTACGTGCCCAACAGCACGGTGATCGTGCCCGAGGAGTTGACTGACGCCCAGCGCACCCTGGTCGTGGACCAGTCGAAGTACTGGGCGTTCAAGGTCGACGACGTCGACAAGCGCCAGGCCAAGGGCAGCGTGATGCCGCAGGCGATGAGCGAGGCCGCGCACGCCCTGGCCGACGAGACTGACCGCTACGTCGCCGGTTTTTACACCGGTGCCGTGCCGGCCAACACGCTCGGCACCACCGGCGCCCCGATCAACGTGCACACCGCGCCGACGGACTTCTACTCCAAGGTGTTGGTGCCGCTGCGCACCAAGCTGAAGAGGGCGAACGCGCCGACCGCGGGTCGGTACGCGATCGTGCCGCCCGAGGGCTACGCCTCGCTGCTGCTTGATGAGCGGTTCACCGACTACGGCAAGTCCGGGCAGACCGAGGCGCTGCGCAATGGCGCCGTCGGGCGCGCGGCAGGCTTCGAGATCTACGAGTCGAACAACGCCCCGGAGCCGACCGCGGGCGTGCACGTCGTGCAGGCCGGGGTGAACGGGGCCATCAGCTTCGCCGAGCAGATCAACAAGACCGAGGCCTACCGACCCGAGTCGAGCTTCTCCGACGCGGTCAAGGGCCTGGCCCTGTACGGCGCGAAGCTGATCCGGCCCGACGGCATCGCCATCGCCTACATCGACGCCACCCCCTGACCCTGGGAAGGGACTGATTCGCCATGGCGCGCACTGCTGTCGCCTACTCCAACCTGCTCCCCAACGCCAACGTTGCCGACTCGGCACTGACCGCGGTCACCCTCAACCCCGGCACGAACAACGGCCACCGCATCGCCTCCGCCGAGCCCGAGCGCACCGTGCTGCGCGTGGCCGCCGGGGCGACCGGCGGGAACATCACCATCAAGGCGGGCGCCAACCCGCCCGCCATCGCCGCCTCGATGGGCGACCTGGTCGTCAACGTCGCCGCGAACACCATCCAGTGGATCGGCCCCTTCGAGTCCGGCCGGTTCATCCAGAACGACGGGTCGATGCTCGTGGACGTGGCCGCCGCCGTGGTGCCCGGCACCATCACCGCCCTGCGCATCCCCAGGGGGGTCTGACCGTGACGAGCATCCACGTGCGCGGCGAGGGCGGGCAGGTCATCGAGATGGACCTGCCGCTGCCCGACGCCATCCAGGATCGGCTGACCAAGGGCCTGATCCGGCGGGTCAACGCCGACGGCTCCCCCTACACCGGCAGCGCCCCGCACCCCACGGTGACCGCGCAGACGGAGGGCCAGACGGGAGGCAGCGCGCTGACGGAGGGCCGCACGCCGCGGCCGGCCGTGAACGCCCGCAAGGCCGAGTGGGTCGGGTGGGCGGTCGGCGTGCACGGCATGGATCCCGAGGACGCCGACGCCATGAGCAAGGCCGACCTGATGGAACTCCCCGAGCTGCCCCAGCAGCCGGTCGTGGCAGACCACCCCAGCACCCAGACACCCGACCCGCCCGCCACCGCGCGCACGGACGGACGCCCCGACGAGGACGCCGACAAGTCCGAGTGGATCGCCTATGTCGTCTCCCAGGGCCAGCTGTCCGCCGAGGACGCGGCGAACCTGACCCGGGACGACCTGATCGACTTGGCCAAGTAGCGGAAGGGGGGCGCGCTCATGGCACTTCCCCCGCTGGCGACGGTCGCGGACTGCACGGCCCGGGGCCTGACCGTGGAGGGTCCGGAAGTGGCCCTGCTGACCACCTATCTGGACACCGCCTCGGCGGCCATCCGGGAAGCAGCCGGCGCCCCGATCAGTCAGACCACCTCCACCCTCGACATCGAGGGCGAGCTGGGTCAGTGGCTGTCCCTGCCCGGCCCGCCGGTCACCGCTGTCGCCGCCGTCTTCCTCGAGGACCAGGCGGTCACCGACTGGCGGCTGCGCTCAGGGCGGCTGTGGCGGGCAGGCGGATGGGCGCGCGGCGACGGCCCCGCCGAGGTCACCGTCACCTACACCCACGGCCTGCCGAGCGTGCCCGCCGACATCGTCGACCTGGTGTGCCGGATCGCGGCCACCACCCTGCTCGCCTACCGCTCGGCGGACGGCGGCGAGGGCCTGGCCGCGCGTGACGTGCGCTCGGAACGCATCGGCGACTACTCCGTGCAGTTCGGCGACGGCGGCCGCATCACCGAGATGGAGCTGCCCGAGTACCTTCGCGAGCAGCTGGCCGCCCGCTTCGGCGGCGGCATCTCCCTGCTGAGGTCGCGGTGAGCCGCGTCGGACGCCTGCTCAACCGCAGGGTGGCGTTGTGGCGGGCGAGCATGGCCGATGACGGCGGGGGCGGCCAAGAGGAGACCTGGCAGCAGGTGAACACCCTGCGCGCCCGCCGCTCCCAGCCGACCGCGCGGGAGCGACAGGCCGCCGACCAAGCCCAGGCCCGCCTCGATGAGACCTGGTACTTCGACCCCGGCGCCGACGTGCGCCGCGGCGACGAACTGCGCCCGCCCGGCCGCGCGCCCGCGGCGGTGTTCGCCGTCTTCGAGCCGTCCGAGGACGGCACCTACCTGCGGGCGGACTGCACCGTCCAGCAGCCCGTCACCGGAAACTGAGGAGCCCACCATGGCCATCCTGTCCGCGCAGCGCCTCCCGCTCGGCGGCCTGCAGCCCACCTTCGCCGCGGCCGCCGGCGGCGGCGACCAGGCACCGACCGGCGAGAAGCTGTTCCTGCTCGTCCGCAACGGTGACGCCGCATCCAAGACCGTCACCGTCGCCACGCCCAGCAGCATCGGGGACCTCCCCGTCGCCGACGCCCAGCAGGTCATCCCCGCCTCCGGCTCCGCGATGTTCCCCCTGAAGATGATGTTCCGCGATCCGGTGACCGGGCGTGCGGGCATCACCTACTCGGCTGTCACCTCGGTCACCGTGGCCGTGGTGCAGCTGCCCTGACCATGGCCCGCCGCTCCCGCCTGGAGGGCCTGGGCCGCGCCCTGCGTGCCGTCGAGCGCATCCCCGAGGCGATGAACACCGCCCGCACGGAGGCGCTGCACGAGTGGGCCGAGAACGTCCAGACCACGGCCGAGGACAAGGTGCCGCGCGACGAAGGCGACCTGTGGCAGTCCCTGGACCACCGCGTCACTGAGCAGTACGGGCGCGCCGAGGTCGGCGTGTGGGACCCCGGGCAGCTCGAATACGCCCTGTACGTGGAGAAGGGCACCAGTTCCATGGCCGATCAGCCCTACCTCGTGCCCGCCTTCAACGAGCACCGCCGTCAGGTGGTGCGCACCTACCGGGCCGCGTTCCGCCGGCACATGGGCGGAGGTGAATGATCATGCCCGCCAGAGTGACACTGCCCCTCTACATGCGGCTCGGCGCCCGCGGCAAGGAGCAGCTGGTCGGCTACACCAGCTGGGACCTGGACACCGGCGAGCCGACCACCGATCTCAGCCGGATGGAAGCCGCCTTCCCACAGATGATGGACGACAGCCCCGAGCTGCAGGCCTTCGGCATCGAGCGGGAGCGAGGGGAAACGTGACGGCCGCGCTGTGGCCGCTGCAGCTGGCCGTCTACGCCAAGGCCACCGGCCACGCCCCGCTCATGGCGCTCGTGTCGGGGGTGTACGACGAGGTTCCCGAGCAGGTCGCACACCCCTACGTCTCGCTCGGCTCGATCACCGAGACGGTTTCGGACGCCCACAACCAGCGCGGCCTGGAGGCCCGAGTCGTGCTGCACGTGTGGTCGAAGTACCGCGGCTTCAAACAGGCCGCGGCGATCCTCGACGCCCTCGACACCGCCCTTGACCGCCAGCCGCTCACCGTCTCCGGGTTCCGGGACGTGTCGATCGCCCACGAGCAGCACCAGGAGCTGCGCGACCCCGACCCCGACATCAGGCACATCAACGTCAGCTATCGCGTGTGGCTGACCAAGGCGTAAGGAGGCAGACCGATGGCTGGTCTGGACGCTTTCGGCACCCAGCTGCAGCGCGGCGACGGCGCCACCCCCACCGAGGCGTTCGCGCCCATCGCGAACGTCACCGACATCACTCCGCCCGGCATCGAGCGGGAGACCTACGACGTCACCGCCCACGACAGTGAGGAGGCCTGGCGGGAGTTCATCGGCGGACTCAAGGACGGCGGTGAGGTGGAGATCGAAGTCAACTACGACCCGCGCGAACACGACGCGCTGGCCTCTGACTTCGCCGACAGTGAACCCCGCTCGTACAAGGTTGTGTGGCCCAAGACGCTCGGGGAATGGAGCTTCAAGGCGATCCTGAAGGGCTTCGAGCCCGAGGCCCCGCACGACGACAAGCTCGCCGCCTCCCTCACCTTCAAGGTGTCCGGCAAGCCCGTCATGACGGTGGGCGCGTGATGGGCATCCCGCACCGCATCGAAGTGATCCGCGAAGGCTCTGTGGGGCGCGTCCTGGTCGATGGCACGCAACTGCCGTTCCCGATCCCCCGTGAAGCGATCACCGTCACGGTTCACCCCGAAGAGATCCCCATGATCACCCTGCACCTGTTCGCCGAGCAGGTCGAGGTCCGCAACAACCTGCACGCCGACACGAAAGAGACCGGCCGATGACGCAGTACCTGTCCGCAGAGCAGATCCTCGGCGCCGACGACCTCGCCTATGAGGACGTCGAGGTACCTGAGTGGGGTGGCACCGTGCGCGTGCGCGAGATGCCCGGCACCGAGCGGGACAAATTCGAGTCCCAGTTCATCGGCAAGGACGGTGTGGGCGTCCGCGCCGAGGGCATGGAGGGCTTCCGGGCCCGCCTGGCCGCCGCGACGATCGTCGACGAGCACGGCAAGCAGATGTTCCGCTCGGCGGCCGAGACCAAGCGGCTGGGTGAGAAGAACGCCAACGCCCTGCAGCGGGTGTGCGACGTGGCGATGCGCCTGTCCAAGATGAGCGAGGACGACGTCACCGAGCTTGCGGGAAACTGAGGGCCCGGCCACAGCGGCAGTTCTACTTCCGTTTGGCCGGGCACCTTGGCGCCCGCTCCGTGCGCCACCTGCTCGCCGACATGGGCGCGGCCGAGCTGGCCGAGTGGCGCGCGTATGAGCAGATCACCGGCCCCCTCGGCGGGGCCCGTGGCGATGTCCAGGCCGCCGTCATCGCCTCCGCGATCGTTGCGGCCAACCGCGGCAAAGGCCAGCGCATGCCCGCCCTGGCGGACTTCATCCCGCGCTGGGACCGCACACGCGTGCGGAAGACCCCCGAAGAACTCTTCAAGGCGGCCATGGCCGCGCACACCGCGCTCGGCGGCGAGGTGAACGTCCGGGACAACTGAATACGCGAGGGGGTGATGGCCTGTGGCCACCCTCGCGAGCATGACGGTGCGCCTGGGCATCGACACCGACCAGCTGCGCGCCGGTGCTGAACGCGCCAAGTCCACCCTGGCCGGGCTGGGCCGGGCCGTAGCTGGGCTCGGCGTCGGGGTGCCGGTGGCCGCGGCGGTCGCTGCCGGGGTGGGCGGCATGGCCGCCGCGTTCGCCTCGGCTGGTGTGGCGGCGAAGGCCTTCCAGCTCGCGGCCGGGCCGCAGCTGGAGGCCGTCACCGAGGCGGCCACCCTCGCCGAAGAGGCACAGAAGGCCGCCGCGGCCGGCGCCGAGGACGCCGCCGAGAAGCAGAAGGCCTACACCGATTCCCTTGCGGCCATGCCCCCGCACACGCGGGCGATGGCCAAGGAGTTCATCGGCCTCAAGAAGGACCACGCCGCCTGGTCGGATTCGCTGTCGTCCTCGACGATGCCGGTCTACACCAAGGGCCTGCAGCTCGCCCGGCGTCTGCTGCCGATGCTCACCCCGTTCGTCAAGGCAGCCTCGAAGGCGTTCGGGGAGTTCATCGACGAGATCGACCGGGGCACCAAGGGCAAGGGCCTGGAGACGTTCGCCCAGTCGATGGCCAAGGTCGCCGGCCGCAACCTCAAGTCGTTCCTGTTCGGCCTGAAGAACATCGCGGTCGGTATCGGCGGGGTCATCAAGGCGTTCCTTCCGCTGTCCGACGAGATGAGCGGCGGGTTCGAGGAGTCCACCGCCGCGTTCGCCAAGTGGGGCCAAGGGCTGGAGAAGAGCGAGGGGTTCGCGCAGTTCATCGCCCTGTCCCGGCAGGGCGCACAGACGTTGGGCACCCTCGCCCGGGCCGCGCTGAAGCTCGCGGTAGCGCTCGCCCCGCTGATCGGAGTGGCGGCGGCCATCGCGTTGACCCTGGCACGGATCATCAACGCGCTGCCTCCGCCGGTGGTGCAGGCCCTGGCCACCGCGATCCTGGTCGCGGTCGTCGCGTTCAAGGCGTTCAAGGCCGCCTCGGCGGCGGTCGATACCGCCTCGGCCCTGATGAACTCCCGGCTGGGCCAGCTCGCCCGCCGCTATCTGGCCACCGCTGCGACCAGCGTGAAGGCCGCCGCGCGGATCGCGGCCACCGCCGTCGTCAGCGCGGCGCGCGCGGCCGCGGCCTGGGCCATGGCCGCGGCCCGGATGGCCGCCACCTGGCTCGTGCAGATCATCCGCGTCGCTGCGGTCACGGCCGCCCAGTTCGTGGTGATGGCCGCGCGAGCGATCGCGTGGGCGGCGGTGATGGCCGCTCAGTGGCTGATTGCGATGGGCCCGATCGGCTGGGCCATCGCAGCCGTGATCGGCCTGGCCGCTTTGGTGATCGCCAACTGGGACGCCGTGAAGCAGGGGACCAGCACGGCCTGGAACGCCGTCTCGGGCGCCGTGCGGGGGGCTGTGAACCAGGTCCTCGCCGGGGTGCGGTGGCTGGCTCAGACCCCGGGCTGGGTCGGCGGCTGGTTCGGCAACATGAAGGACCGGGCCATCGGCAAGGCCATGGAACTGCTGGTCTGGGTGCGGGGATTCCCGGGCCGTGCCCGCTCCGCCCTGTCTGGCCTGGGCGGCGTTTTGCGCACGTCCGCGACCAACTCGTTCAACGGCTTCAAGGCGGCCGCCGTCAACCGGGCCGCGGCCTTCCTCTCCTGGGCGCGCGGCATGCCTGACCGCATCTCACGGGCAATCGGCTCCCTGAAAGATCTCCTCATCGACAAAGGCAAGGATGTCGTGCGCGGCCTGTGGCGGGGCATCAAGTCCATGGGCTCGTGGCTGAAGGACACGCTCATCGGCTGGGCCAAGGACATCATTCCCGGCCCGATCGCCGACGCCCTGGACATCGGCAGCCCCTCCAAGGTCATGGCGAACGAGGTCGGGCGGTGGCTGCCGCCCGGCATCGTCGAGGGCGCCGAGGACGCCCAGCCCGCCATGCAGCGCTCGCTGCGCGGCCTGGTCGACGTGCCCGGCCTGACCTCCATGCGGCGTACTCCCGCCAGCGGCGGCGCCTCGCAGAGCGTCAAAGTGCTGATCGAGCTGGCCGGGCCCGCGGACATGAAGCGTCTGATCTCACGCATCGTCCAGCTCGATGGCGGAGGCAGCGTGCAGAAGGCCTTCGGGTGACCAGGGAAGGAGACACCTGATGGCGTGGCCCAAGACGCCGTTGAGGATCCGCACCGAGCTGCTGATCGGCGGCACCTGGGTGGACATCAGCGCCCACGTCCTGAACCGGCAGACGGTACAGGTCAGCTGGGGACGGACCGACTGGTCCTCACAGGTCTCCCACTCCAAGTGCCCGCTGGCGATCAACAACCGCGATGGGCGGTACAGCGACGACAACCCGCACAGCCCCTACTACGGGCTGCTCGGGCAGAACACCCCCATCCGGCAGACGGTCACCACGCCCGCCGGCCTCGAGGTCTACCGGTTCCACATGGAAGTCCCCGAGTGGCCGCAGCGCTGGGACCTGTCCGGCCGCGACGTGTACGTGCCGATCGAGTGCGCGGGCATCCTGCGCCGCCTGGGCCAAGGCGCGAAGCCACTGCGCGACAGCCTGCGCCGGCACATCGACCGCGGGCGGCCGCTGGCCTACTGGCCGCTGACCGACGGCGAGGACGCCCGGCACGGCACCGAGATCATCCAGGGCAGCCAGCCCATGCGCGCGATCGGCGAGGCCGGATCCTTCTACCAGGGACAGCCGAACTGGGGGAAGGGCTCACTCGCCCCGTGGCTTGAGCCGGTGGTGGAACTGCCGCAGGAAACCATCGGCCTGATCACCGCCTATGTGCCGCCCCGGACGGTCACCGCATGGTCGGTCGACCATGTCCTGTCCAGCCCCGGGCCCGGCAACGTCACCCAGCTGAACGTCTTCGACAACGGCGCCCGCTCCTCCACAGTGCCGCAGGTGGAATGGGACGTAGTGGAGTGGGGCTCAGGCGGTTTCAACGAAGTGCAGCTGCGCATCGTCGAGCGCCTCGAAGACTCCTCCTCCACTGCGCTCCTGGCCACCGTCAGCAACCCGGGCATCTACGACGGAGGCGCCCACCATGTGCGGCTCACCGTCGCGGCGAACGGCAGCGGCCTGGCATGGACGCTGTACATCGACGGCGTATCCGTGGCCAGCGGCACCCGCGCCACGGGCTTTCAGCCGGTGGGCAGGATCACCTACCGGTGGGGCACGGTCGAGGGCGGCGGCGTCAAGACCAGCCCCGTCGGACTGGGGCACCTCACCTACTGGGACCAGAACGCGCCCGCCGCGGCCGCCACCTGGCGCGCCGTGCAAGGCCATGTGCGGGAGCTGGCCGGGCGGCGTATCGAGCGGCTGTGTGCCGAGCACGGCGTGACCTTGCAGGTCCACGGAAACCTCGACCACACCCCGCCCATGGGGCCGCAGCGACCCGCCCGTTTCCTCGATGCGCTGGACGCGGCCGCCACCGTCGACGGCGGGGTCGTTCACGAAGCCCGGAACCAGTTCGCCCTGGCCTACCGGACCCGCCGCTCGAAGTACAACCAGGGGATATGAGGGGGCCGCTATGGCGCTGAATGTGTGCTCGGTATGGATCGGCGCGACCACCGCGACCACCGCCCGCGTCAAGGCCCGGCTGACGGTTGCGGGTTCGGGCACGCTGCTGGTCGCCGACAACGAGGCCATGAGCGGGCCCGTCGTCATCGGACCGGTTGCCTCCGGCGGGGACAACGTCCTCACCTTCGACGTGACGGACTTGGAGGCAGGCGCCCAGTACTGGGTCCTCGTCGACGACGGGGCGCTGAATGTCTCGTTCAAGGCCACGTTCCGCACCCACCCCGGCGCGGTCGGCGAACCGCTGTCGTACATCTTCGGCGCGGCCGGGGACGCGGGCCTGACCGGCGACGGTGACGACAGTTACATCACCAGCGCAGTCAGCAACAACCCCGTCTTCGACACCATGCGCGCTCAGGCCGCCGCCGAGCAGTGGTCCTGGTTCTCCCACCTCGGGGACCTGCACTACCGCAACATCGCCACCAACAGCCCGGCAAGTTTCCGCACCGCCTACTTCGAGAACATGAACTACGGCCCGGTCGTGGGCCCCTTCCGCCAGGGCGACTTCTTCCGCTCCGTGGCGAGCACCTATGTGTGGGACGACCACGACTTCGGGCCCAACAACTCCGACCGCACCAGCGCCTCCAGGCCTGCCGCGCAGCAGGTCTACCGCGAGTGGGTGCCGCACTACCCGCTTCCCGACCCGGCGGGCATCTACCAGTCCTGGCAGGTGGGCCGCGTCCTGTACATCGCCAGCGATGTGCGGTCCTTCCGCGACCCCAACAGTGACCCGCTGACGCCGTCCAAGACGATGCTCGGCACCGCCCAGAAGGCGTGGATGGAGACCCTTCTCACCACCACGTCCGCCAAGGCTCTGGTGTGGCAGTGCCCGTCCCGCTGGGTGGGTGGCGATGACACATGGAACTCGTTCCCGCACGAGCGGGCCGAGATGATCCAGTTCCTGGGGGACACGGGCTGGCTCGATCGCATGGTCTTCATGACGGCGGACATGCACGCCACCTCGATCTGCTCCGGACCGAACAACCCGCACGGCTCCTTCCCGATGTTCATGTTCGCCTCCTTGGACGCGGGCGCCTGGTCCACGGGCCCGGAGTACGACATCGGATCGGTCGCCGGCCGCCGCCAGTACGGCACCCTGCGCGTGACCGACAACGGGCACACCATCGCCCTGACCGGCACCGGCTACCAGGACGGCTCTGTCCTGATGAGTCACACCGCCTACCTGCACGTCGGCACGCCCGTGCTCGCCCTGAACTACGCCGCCGGGCACATCAGCGCGCCTTTCGAGCCCACCAAGGACGACCAGGGGCTGCGCAACGAGGTCACCGCCAAGCGCGAGGGGGGCGGCGAATACACCTACGCGCTCACCGAGGGCGCCCGCTCCGTGCAGGATCCGCCCCACGGTGCCGGCCTCTACGACGACTCGATCAGCCTGGAGGTCGCCAACGACGACCAGCTGCCCGACCAGGCCGCCTGGCGCGTCCATCTGGGCACCGTCCCCCAGGCCCGTTACCCCACCGTCCACGTCGACCTGGCCGCCAACCCCGACTTGGCCGACGACGTCACCAGCCTCTACCTCGGCGACCGGGCCACCATCTCCACCCCGCCCCCGTGGCTGCCCCCGGACCCCATCCAGCTCATCGCCGAGGGCGGGACGGAGACCTACGCGCTGGAGCGCTGGAGTATGGAGGTCACCGCCTCCCCAGGCTCAGCGTGGACGGTTGCCCAGCTGCCGCCCGGGGACGCCTCGACCGCGGGCCCCGACCGGCCCAACCGGCTCGACACCTCCGGAAGCCACCTGCTCGCGGACGTCACGAGCACCGCCACCGAGCTGCTCGTGCACACCCCGCAGGACGCGCTGCAAGGCCATGCCCCCTGGATCAACTCCGAGGGCCTGACCGGGGTCCACCCGACCCACTTCCCCCTCGATCTGCGGCTCGGCGGGGAAGTCGTGCGCGCTGTCCTCATCAAGCCGCTCGGCTACGACACCTTCACCCGCACCGTGGCCGCGGGCAGCTGGGGCACCAGCACCGGCGGGCAGGCGTGGACGCTGGCAGGCGGCACCGCCTCCGAGCGGTCGGTCAACGGCTCGCGCGGCCTGGTCGCCATGCCGTCCTCGCCCTCAAGCGTGCGCTTCCAGGTCCTGCCCACGGCCGTGGGCGACTGCGAGATCCGGGCCCGCCTGTCGCTCGACCAGCTGGCCGCCGGGGCGAGCATCGTGCCCGGCATCCTGCTCCGCTACGTCGACACCGCCAACTTCTACCGGGCGCGCCTGCACTTCCACACCACATCGGGCCAGCTGTTCGCCTCCGTCACGCGGGACACGACACAGGTCGGCGGAACCCCTCAGATCCCCTACACCTACACCGCAGGCGCCGAGTTCGAGCTGCGCGTGCGGCTGATCGGGCAGCGCGTCCTGATGCGGGTCTGGCCGGTCGGCATCCCCGAGCCCGCACGGTGGCACCACGACGTCACCATCACCACGAACCCGATCGCCGCCGGACAGGTGGGGACCACGGTGTCCGCCTTCGCGGGGAACACCAACGTCAACCCCGTGGTGTCCGTCGACAACTTCGAGGTCATCACCCCGCAGCGCATCACGGTCACCCGCAGCATCAACACCGTGACCAAGGCGCAGACCGCCGGGACCGCCATCGCGCTCGCCCAGCCCGCCATCGTCGCTCTCTAGGAGGCCGCGTTGTCCTTCCCCCAGTGGTTCGCCGGGCAGGTCATGGTGGCCGACGCCCTCAACGCCCGCCATCCCAGGCTGGTGCAGCAGGAGAACGACCAGACCGTCACCAGCTCGGTTACCCCGGTCAACTCCGAGATCGTGTTCACGCCTGACCCGAACGCCACGTACTTGTACTGGCTGTGGATCAGCTACTCGGCCACGACCGCCAACGGGTTTCGCTGGCAGTGGCTCGCCAACGGCGCCACCTTCTGCTCCTTCACCCAGTCCATCTCCAGCCCCGGCGCAAGCGGCACCGCGAACACCGCCCAGTCCGTGAACTTCAGGCGGCCGGCCAACACCACCGGCCGCCTCGCGGGCGGCTCCGACGCCACCTCACCCCCGGCCAACTTCCACAGCGCCTACGACCAAGGCACCTTCACCACCGACGGCACGAACAGCTCGGTGACCCTCCAGTTCGCCCAGGCCGTCTCCCACGCCAACCAGACCATCCTGCGCGGCGGCAACCAGACCCGCATCGTCTACCAGCGCATCGGCTAACCCACCCTCGCCCTCGCCCCGCCGCCACCTCGGCCGCGGGGCTTTGTCACGCCTGGAGGCCTCATTGAAGCTCGTCACCAGATCCCAGTGGGGCGCCCGCCCCTACCGCACACCGAACGGCGCGACGCCCTACAGCCGAGCCCGCCGGGGCGTGAAGCTGCACTACCTCGGCACCGCCTACAGCGACCGCCCGCACGAGCGCTGCGACGACTACGTCCGCCAACTCCAGGCGCAGCACATGGACGGCAACGGCTGGTCCGACATCGGCTATTCGTTCATCGTCTGCACGCACGGCTTCGTGTACGAGGGCCGCGGCCTGCGCCGCCGCAACTCGGCGAACGGCGGCACGAGCCTGAACGAGCAGGACTATGCGGTCTGCCTGCTCGTCGGCTCCTCCGGACTCACCGAACCGACTGCCGAGCAGCTGCACGGCGCCCGCGACGCCATCGAGTACTGCCGCAGGGAAGGACCGGCCGGGACGTGGCTCGGCGGGCACCGCGACGGCTACGCGACCACCTGCCCGGGGGCCGCGGTGTACGCCTGGGTGCAGAAGGGAGCACCGCGGCCGGGCGGGGACGGCACGCCGGTGCCTGAGTACGAACCGTTCCCGGGCGCCAGCTTCTTCATGAGCGGGTCAAAGCCCGCCCTCGGCAGGAAGTCCCGGATCTTCACCGCGATGGGCAAACGCCTCGTGGCGGTCGGCTGCGGCCGGTACAAGGTCGGCCCCGGTCCGGTTCTCGGCCAGGCAGACGTCGACTCCTACGAGGCCTGGCAGAGGAAGTGCGGCTTCACCGGCGCGGACGCGAAGTGGCCGCCCGGCGAGGCGACGTGGGACCGCCTCAAGGTCCCCAACACCTGAAAGGAACGCCGATGAACGACGCCCTGCGTCATCCCGCAACAGAGCACCTGCTCCAGTACTTCACCAGCGACCACCTCCCCGAGCACCTCGCACGGGTCGCACGCCCCTGTGCGGACCTTGCCGACAAGGTCATTGCCGTGGTGCCGGACGGGCCCGAGCTGACCGCAGGGCTCCGCAAGCTGCTGGAGGCCAAGGACTGCTTCGTCCGCGCCGCTCTCGACACCACCAAGGAGCCCTAACCATGCGTATCTCCAGCATCGCCAAGTCGATCGTCGCCGGTGTCGCCGCGGGCTCGGCCGCCGCGGTCGCCGCCACCCAGGACGGCACCCTCGCCACCGGCGAGATCGTCACGATCGTCCTCGCCGTCCTCGGCGCGTGGGGCATCACCTACGCCGTCCCCAACAAGCCGAGCCCGGTGGTACCGACCCCCCCGTCCGAGCCGACGGTCTTCTGATGCGAGCGGCGGCCCGGCGGCTCCGCGCGCGGCTGGGCCGCCGCGGCATCGCACTCGTCCTCCTCGGCCTCGCCAAGATCTGCTACGGGCTGGGGTTCGCTCTCCAGCCCGACCCGAACCCTGTCGGCCTCGGACTGCTCACCCGGTGGGCGGACCTGCGCTGCTGGTCCTCGGTGTGGATCGTCTGCGGCGCGATCACCTTCGGGTTCGCGTGGCTGCGCGTCGGGCGCGATGGCCTCGGCTTCATGGCTGCGGTGGTCCCGCCGATCGTGTGGGGTGGCGCGTACCTGTGGGGCGCTGTGCTGGGGGACTACCCGCGGGGCCTGGCCATCGCCGCCTGGTACGCCATCGGCCACGTGGGACTGATCCTGTGGGCCTCGGGGGTCCCCGAACATTCCGTACCCCACCCCCAACTGCGGGAGCGTGGTAGATGACCGGCACATGGGGCGTCGTCGCAGGCATCCTCGGCTCCATCCTCGGCGCCACGGCGCTCCTCGGCAGCGGGCTCTTCGCCGCGCGGGCTACGCGGGCGGCAGCGCGGACCACGGCGGAGGCGACGCGCGCCCAGGCGCAGGCCGCCGCCGAACCCGCGCAGCGGCAGGCCGACCTGGCTTCGTTCCGCGAGATCAGAGACGAGATGAAGGCGAAGATCGAAAGGCAGAACGAGCGCATCGACGCCTTGTCGGGCCTGGTGCTCGCCTACTCCTGGACCGTCGACCGGCTCATCCACCGCATGCGGGCCGCAGACATCACCCCAGACCCCCGCGACATCCACGACCAAGTCCGCGAACACATGCACACGAGATCCTGATGAGGCCCCCCTTCCGCCTTCGGGCGGGAGGGGGGCCTTTTCGTGATGTGCCAGGTCAGTCCTTCTCGCCGATGGCCGCGCGCAGCCAGTCGAGCGGAGCCTGGGCAAGGAGCTGGTCGGCGAGTCGCTGCCCAGAGTCCGTCACGATCCGAGCCCGACTGTTCTTCACCCACCGCTGCGCAGACTCGAAGCCCTGCGCCTTGTATTCCAGCCCTTGCAGCATGCACTCCAGCTTGTCCGCGTCCCGTGCACAACGCGCTTCGAGCGAGTCCTGTGCCTCGTACTCGGCCACGACCGCCCGCACCGCGACGCGTAGAACCTCCGGCATGGCGGCCGTCTGGTCGGCGGTGACCTCCTGCGGGTCCGCCTTGCGCCCGATGTACTTGCGGCCCAGGTAGTTGACGTCGCCCGTTCGCGACTCCTGCGAGTCATGCCAGACCGCCATGTGGGCAGCACGGGCCGCGTCGGCCCCCTCCAGCGTGGCGATCACCGACGCGATGACGGATGTGCGCCACGAGTGCTCGGCTACGCTCTCAGGGTCGCGGACGCCCGCCATCCACCAGCCTGTTCGGCGAGCCGCTTTCAGCGTGCCCGCCTCCCACAGGAAGTGCGCCACGTCCGCGAGGTCCTCGTCAGCCACGGTGTCCCCTTTCACGCCTCGGCGAGGCGGATTGCGTACCGGATGCTCTCCAACTCTCGCTGAGCCTGCGGCGAAAGCTGTGGATCATCCAACAGCACGGGAATGCGTGCGCGCAGGGCCCTGCCTGTGGCCGACTTGGCGCGCAGCAGGTGGGGGCGAGCTGCGAGGAGTGCCCACAGAGTGTGGACGTTCAGATCGAAGAAGCCGTGTCGCCGCGTAAGGCCTTTGACCATGTGGGCCATCAGCCGTTCGCCGTGCCAGGGCCCGGGGGAGGCCTCGCCGATGAAGTCGTCCGATAGCTCTACCTGCTCGGCCTCGCCGACCCAGTACGCCCAGTAGTTCAGGTTCGCCGCCTCGGCCCGGTCGTCGTCTCCGAGTGTGCGCGTGATGAAGTGCGACATCCGGTCTCGGTCGCCTTGGCGAGCGGCCACGGCGGCGACGGAGCGGGAGTTGAGCCAACGGGAGAGCCAGTCGTCCGGCCGCTCGGTCCGCTGCTGATGCGCGAGCCACTCCCGCGTATCGGCGTCCCGGTCGAATCCACTGAGGTACAGGGCCTGTCGCCGGAGCAGGAAGTTTTCACCGCCGCGCGCCTGTTCGGCTGTCTCCCGCATCCGCGTGAAGAACCGCGTGCGGTCCTCGGCAGGAAGGTCGGGGGCTGTGGGAACAGGGCCGCGGCGCGGTCTCTTCGGCGGGGGCAACTTCCGGACCGGCGCCGGCGCTACCCCGTTCAGCGGCCATGTCAGCACCTCGACGAGATCACGTTGCATGACCCAGGCGCCGAGCGGGCTGGCTTCGGTGGGCGCATCATCGTCGAGGGCGCTGGCGAGCAGGACGTCCGCTTCCATGGCCCGTTCGAGGGCGGCAAGAAGCTCAGGGCCGGTCCCGAGGCGCATCAGGCGGTGACGGTGGACGAGCATCTGCCCGACGGGCACCGACGTCAATGGCCGCCGCCCTGATTCCCATCCAGCGATGGTGTCCGGGGAGACGCCGAAAGTCTCGGCGAAGGCGTCCTGCGTGTGCCCCAACTGCTCGCGAATCACGCGGAAGACGTATCCGGAGATGATGCCGGCTCGGCTGCGTTCGTGCTTGCCCTGACTGCCGGTCAGGGTTGAACGCATGTGGTGCTCCATGATCGGCCCCTTGCCTTGCTCGGCGAGCCCTACCCGTACTCACGGTCACTTCTGGCGGCAATCACCGCTACCTACTGTCAAGGGGTGATGACCGGCAACTCAGCGTAGTGGGAGTGGTGTCACGGTGGATGCCGTAGAGGGAACTTCGTTCGCCCTGCGAGGACCGGATGGTCCGAGTTCAGGTGAAGCTGCGGTCGACTGGATGGCGTGCGCCCAGCAGGCGCCGGCGCAGGCCCAGCGGGAGTGGAGGGACAACGGAGTCGCCCTACTCCCTCTCGGCTCGCGATTCGAGGCGGCCCGCCTCCCCGAGCAACTCGTGCTCGCGGCTATGTGCACGACGAACCCGCAGCAGATCACCGCGCTCCTCCCCCGAGCCCTCAACGGTCCCGTGATCTACGACAACCGGGCCATGGGTGGCACGTACTACGCCCTCATGCGGCCCCGCGCCGACCGCGCGTGGACGCACCAAGCTGTCGCACCGCGCCTCGGCGCGGGTAACTACCTCGTCGTGCCACGGCTCGACCGCACCCATCCGCCGGGCACGCACTGGGTGGTGACCCCCCGGTTCGGCGGCGACCTATGCGAGCCGGAGACCGTCGAGGCGCTCATCAGCTGCGGGCTCGGCGTTCGCCAGGAGGCGCAGCGATGACGCCGCAGACCAAGGCTCCGGAACTGGACCAGGTGGAGATCCGCCAGATGATCGCCTCGCACACCTACGGCTGCCACCGATGCCACATGCTGGGCCGCATCTGCCCCAAGGGCCGCAGTCTGCGCCGGGAACTAGAGGCCGACTGCGAGCCACCAGCCGCGTCACGCATGAACGGCGGCCCGAAATGAGTGAGGGCACCCGGTTCTGCTCGCACTGCGACGAGCCGATCACCAAGGACCACCCCGGTACGTCCACCCTGAAGCACTCCATCTCTGGTGCCGGCGCCCTCATCTGGACCCACAACGAATGCCCGCGGCTGCCCGCGTTCGTGCGCCGCTACCCCACCTAGACCCCCGGCGGCGCCCCTGGGGAGGGGCGCCGCCGGGATGAGGGCGGCCCGCCCGTCGCCGACCCCGGGGCGGGCCGCCCACCGCTACACGAGGTCGCGGAGCGGGACGGCAAGGGCGTGGGCGATGCGGAGCAGGGTCGAGAGGGTGGCGTCCTCGCCCGCCTCGACGCGCTGCACGGTCCCCCGGCTCAGACCAGACGCAATCCAGATGTCGTCCTGGGTCAGCTTCTGGCGGAGCCGCTCGGCGCGAATGGCAGCACCGACGGCCCGGCGGCGGTCGGCGATCCAGCTGTCATCCGCGGGCAGGTCTCGCAC